GAAGAACAGCTTCGCAAGTATGGAGTCACCAAAGATCAACTTGAAAAAAGAGTAAAGGAAGGCTTTGAAGATCCAACTTTAAAAGAGGCTATTAATTGGACTTGGAAAGACGCAAAAGGATTCGACCATTTCACAAGAGTTAAACCACATGAACAAATTATTGTTTCAGCTTGCGTTAATTTTTTCAATGGTCGTTTAGTTATCGGAAATTCTTACAAAGGCAAATGCTTCGATATCTTTGCGACCAAAGGCAACAAAATTCAAATTGATCTTTATGCTGAATATTTGATTGAAGCATGTGAACGCGCTTTGAAAGAAGAACGCAAAGGTGTTCGCGGTGGGTTTGATGCAACTTTCAATTCTAGTTTCAGAAAAGGTTGGGCTTGGAAAATTCAAAGCCGCTTAAATGACATGAAACAAACAGAAGA